CTTGTTTTAACTTAAACTGGAATAAGTAAGTAGTGGGACTAGCCCAACAATTAATATTTTATCCAGAAGCTAAAACAGAGGGCTTGCAGAGGCTTTCTATAAGATACTATTAGCTGGAAGGAACTAAACGCACCGAACATTCGGGGCGAAGAATTCCGTGACCCATAGCATACTTGGAAACGATCAACGTCCCTTGCAAGTCAATCCGATATTCGGACTCAACTGCTAGGTCGAGAAGTTTCAAAGTACCTACTGCGTTCTTGTGGAACACAAGGCCAAGGTGATCAACACCAGAACCAGTGGTAAATGTACCATTGTAAGTGTTGTTTGCACCAGTTACCGCACTAATCGTTCCCTTGGGAAGATTATTGCTCTTGATGATTTTAACACCAGCAAGTTCCATAACCGAGTTCTTGGCAAAGCTACCAAGAGCCGTAGGTTTATCTGGGTTGCCAGCATACTGCACAAGGCGAGCGTAGTTACCTGCACTCAAGACGCAGAAACGTTGTCCGTCATCGGGAACATCGTTCTTGTCTAGGATCACAACGGCATCATAGATCGCTTTTGCAATGTTAGCACCATCGCCAGCAACTCCAGTAGTCGTGGAGGTTGTGCTTGCAACAGCAACTGATCCAGCACCAGCTTTTCCTGGGGCTTTAGCAGAAGCGTCAGACGCAAGGTGGACGAGTTGGGCAATGTTCTGGTCAAATCGTTTCGCCAGTGCACGACCAATCTCTTCGGTGTAGATGGAACGAACATCGTAGTGGTTCATAGCTTCGTCAATCTTAGGAATGAACGTGCTCGACAGGAGCAAGTTATCGATGTTGATTGTACGTTCGTTATGACCAATTGCCGACAGATAAGATCCGTCAGACAGGATGTTGTCACCAGGGGTGTGATATGCAGTGTTAGCAGTTCCAGTAATAGGGAACTGAGCAGATTTGCCACTCTCAATGGTTCGGACAACGTGCAGAGGTTTGAAAACCGCTTCGGTTTCAAAGGTAGTCAGCACTTCGCCAGCAAACTTCTTGAGGAACAAATTTGTGTAGTCTGTTCCAGTGTTGTTCACTAGACCAGCACGTGAGTTAGCAGTAGTAGCCATTTTGTTTTATTCCTTTCGGGTTGTTTAATCAAACGTGTCAAAGCCTATCGGCCTTAACTCATTTTTGATTCGGATACCCGCTTTCTTCTACTCAGTTGTCCCTCCGTAGAGGGGCTGGAGCTTACTTGACTGATCCTACTTTCAAAAACTTATTTAGGCTTATTAGTGGAATTTAACGGACCTGTCAACCATCCTTCTGGTAATTTTATTTCGTTCTGAGACAACTCCCATTCCTTGCCATTCCAGAAGTAAAGCCTTCCCCTTACGTCAGGTCCAATTTTAAACAAAGCGTCACTTTCCTGAACTATTACTACCTTCTTTGCCTCTGATAAAGTCGCACACCCTTGAATTCCACCTATCCCTAACAAAAAGAGGAGGAGGCCCAAGTTCTTCAGCCTTAGGTGGTTTTGAAGCATCTTGAGCCTCCCCTTTTATAATGCGGTATATAACCATTACCAGGGCTTCTAAAATAGCCCCTAGCATTGGTTTATTTCCTATTCTTAAACTTATCCCAAACAGATAAGCCCAATCCAATAGAGGCAACAACACCACCAACAATAGCCTCTGCATCGGATTGAACAACTAGACCCCTGGATACAACAAGAGCACCAAGAGCAGTTAGAATATGCCGAACCAACGATTGAATTACATCTTTAGTCATTTTTAGTATACCTTTCTTTTAGAGAATCTTACTATTTTCTAGCCTACGTTCAACATCTTTTCTGAAGGCTGGATCTGATTTATACCGAGGATCAGACATAGCCCTAGTCATTTCAGCAATGCTACGGAAAGTCTGGGTTGAACCCCTGGTTTGGCTTCCACTAACCAGCTTAGGCTTGTTACCAGAAGCTGATTTGTAACGAGCATACATTCCTTTTACTGCAAAGGAGGCTTGCCGTTGATCCCCTGTATCGAGGATGGAATTATAAGAATCAATCTCATCTTGAGTAAGGTTTTGTGTAGCCCATTCGTGCATTTCCTTGAATCCATCTTGCCCACCAATATCAGTCATTAGGCTTTGCGTACCACGCTCAGCAAGGGCTTTCTGACCTTCAATATAGGCATTAACTACCTGTTTCGGGTAGCCCATATCTTTGAGCTTCTTGAACGAATCATCGCTCAGTTGGCCTTTTTCAGAGTATTCCTTGCTAAAATCAGAGAACTGGTTTTCCCATTGCTGAGCAAACTGGTTATCTTCCTGGTCAGGAGCAATGGGTTGGTCTTTCTGCTGTTGGTCAGCAGGGGCTTCCTCTTGTTGTTGCTGTTGATTAGCACCACCAAGCCGTTTTTCTAAATCACCATAGGATTTAGCCATCTCTTCAGGGCTTTTAAACTTTTCTGGTAACCAACTAGGACGCTCAGCCTGAGCACCTCCCTGCTGTGATTGTTCTACTGGTGCTTCAGAACCAGTTTCATTAGCTGGAATTACTACGCTTTCCATATTCTATGTTCTCCTTTTTATTGTTGTTGTTGCTGTTCCATCTGCTGTTGCATTGCTGTACCCGCTACATCAGATATTCCCTTGATTGTCTGTGGACCTAGTTCCCTTGTCAACTGCAAAGCTTGAGCTTGTTGCTTTTGTGCTTGCATTTCCTCTGCCGACTTAATTAGCCCCTCAATATCAATATTTAATGCGGTTGCTCTGCGTTTAAGATAATCTTCTACGTTTACATATTGAGCAAGTGCCTCTGGACCAAAAATTTGAGCTAAACCAGACAAAAACAAGTCTAACTTACTTAAATCGTTACCTCTTCCAAGAGCTTCGACACCAGTAACAATTAACGGACGAATAAGATTATTTTTAGGAAGCTTAGGAAGAGATTTGTCAGCATTCATCCTATCCATAATCCTATTAACCATAGGAAGCTGAAATTCTTGGCTAAGAATTGAATAAGCACCTCCAAGAGCACTTTCTAGCTCTTGAGCCATATACCTAATCTCTTGAGCAGTTACTCTTTCTGCGTCTCGTTGAATCGAAGTGTTTAACAGGAACGCATAGGATAACCTGGTTTGGATCTCAACCATTACCTCTTTAGCAACCCTAAAATCACCATACTTTTGTAGCTGAAGTGCATTTACGTCTACAACATTACCTGAAACAAATTGACCATTCTTGGCTTCTGAAAGAGAACGTATTTTTGTAGTGCCGTTAGGGTTAACCAGGAACAACACTTTGGAAGCACAAGCAGAACCCTCTACAACGGCTTGGGTAAGGGCTTCTAGTGACCTTAAATCTCCAAGGTATTCTTCAACTAGTCCACGCCCATAATCTTCTCCGTCCACACGGCTAAAACGAAGAGGAATAAATGGGCACTTGTCTTTATCGTAAGTTCCCTCTGAACCAGGGATAATCTGTTTATTTAGCTCTTGGTACACTTTCCATTTTCCATCTTCTAAATGAACACAAGTAAACAAATCTAAATATTTATCGTGATTTTCTTCTTTATACTCCCCATCCTCGTAGCTTTCTTTAGAATTTAATACTTCTTTAGCTTCTTCTGGTAAAGCAGAAGGGGAAATGCTTTCTTTTGTTACAATAGTAATAACGTTACCAGAAGGATCTCTTTTTACAACGTAGTTTGTAAGCCTAAAAACTCGTACTCCACCTTCGTCTGGAAAGTAAAGAAGGCTATTTCCACCTACGATTAGTTGTTTTAAAGCTTCAAAAAAGGGAACTCTAAGAGCACTTGTTTCAATTTCTTTTGTAACTGCATCCTCAACGTCAGACAAAGCTTTTTCAATTTCAGTCTTTAAAGAATCAGAACCACCAAGTTTTTTAAACTTATAGGGATCAATCATTAACCTAAAAAACGAAGAATTTGGAGGAAATAAAGCCAAAAGAAGCTTAGAAGATATGTTGTTAACTCCTCTAGCTCCTATTCCCTGGAAAGGAGTTTCAAAAATATTAGATTTAGATTCTCCATCTGGAGGGAATAACATTGGGATCGTTAACAAAGCACAATCTCTAGCTCGTTGTACGTAAGAAGTGCGTTGCCCTTCTAGCTCATAATATAAAGCAGAAGCTGTTTTCACGGCTTATAGTAAAGGCCAGAACCTAATGTATTCTTGTACAGATTTAAAAGTTGTGTTCTTTGATCATCAATGTTTGGTTTAAAAATACCGATAAAGCTTATGTGTGCTTTCAAACAACCTGAAGTGTTTGGAAGGTACATATTAGAAGAATTCCAATCAAGAGATGTCTGTTGAACTCTAGTTCCAATAGTTAGTCCAGTAAAGTTATTCCTAAATCCATCAAAATAAGTAGTTGAAACAGGATTAATAGCTAATTTGCTTAATGTAGAATTAACGTATAAACCAATATAATTATTAGATGTTTGTTTTGCTCTAGCGGTAATCAAAAAAGGCAAATAACCCTTCATAAGATCTAGCGTATCTATAAAATTTCTTGTGTTAGAATTAGGACCACCTTCAGTATTCAAAATTTTCTGTGCAGTTGAATACTGGTGGTCATAGTTATTGTCTAATGAATTCGAATCTGCATACATACCCCAAGCTCCTCCAACAGAATTTCCAATTCCACCAGTATCTTGAATTTCAAGAAGATTTCCAATCCAGCTTGTATCTGCCATCGAAAGGGTAATATTAAAATTTGGTTGTTCCTCTCCAGTTCCACTAGCGATCATCAATATAGATACATCGTTATTAAAAGTATAATTTGGATAAGGCCCAAGAAAAAGTGCACCACTGCTAGAAGTTCCATTTCCTGTTCGTATTCCTAAATCACCTCTGTCTGAAAAACCATTTCCATTATAAAATTTGTAAGGAAGCAAGCCAGCAGAAAAACCTCCGAATGTATTAAACTGCGTTCCAGTTGCTATGTTTTGTCCGTTTCTAAAAGCACAGCAAACACTTCTATCCCAAATTCCTAAAGATTTTAATCCTAAAATAAAATCGTTTATGCTTTTTCTTGGGTCAATAGTTGTAGTAGAAACAGAGGCTAATGTGCTGTCGTATGTTGGTAAAGAATATGAACTTGGAATTGAATTTTGAACAATGTAATTAGAAGCATCAAAATCGTACCCTTGAAGTTTATTCAAAGTACCAAGAGATAAACCTGAACCAAGGCTAGGCATATTGTACCTTTAGCCTGTTAGATTCCAAAATAGGCAACTACAATCCCTGAGTGAATTCTAATTTCTGTGAAGTTGCCATACAAACAGATACCAGCACCAATTGTAGGAGCACTTCCAGCCGTAGTGTTTGCAAGGGAATCGCCAGTAGTATTGCCAATTGTGTTTGTAAGCGTATGAAACTTTGCATCATTAATAACTTGAATTACATTCCAAAAGCGTCCAGTTGGGGCAGTAATCGAAGTGCCAGTTGTTGAGCGTACAACGCAACCAGCTTGGCCAAGAGCTACAGCAGAATAGGTACTCATATGTTATATACTCTCAATAATACAAACCGCTGTCAAGCCCTTGATCTTGGTAATCGTTTGAATCAACGCCAGGATCACGATTTATCTTAAATAACGAAGTGCCAGACACATTTTTAGCTGTACCATCTGTAACATTTGAGGTATCAACATTAGCTGGGGCTACTCCAGAATTCATCAATGTAGGCATAGGAGCAGGGATAGGAGCTAAGGGAGCATCTTTATAAATTACTTGAGGTTGTTGACTTCCACCTCCACCACCACCGAATAAACACATATTATTAGTTTCCTTTTCTTTTGTTATCGCATTCTATTCAACCCTGAATTGGCAGAGTTGATAGCGAATTGCGACATTCCACCTGAATAGCCTCTATTACGCCCAAGTCCAGAATTATTTTGCTGGGCACGCCAGGAATTATTGACAACGCCACCAGTTGCTCCTGGTTGGCCTCCTGTTGCCCCTACGGCTCTAGGACGAGTAATGATGATTGGGGGCTGATTTGCTTGATTTCTCTGACGAGCAAGATCTCGATTCATAGCATCACGGACGCTTACACGAAAGCCTTCACCCATATGGACAAGACTACGCATTTGATCGTGAGCCTCAGTATATCCACTGGCAGTAGGATGAGCAAAACCCCTGGTAAAAGTCCTGTTGTTAGCCATTGTATCAAAGTTACGAAAAGCATTAACAGCTACAGGATTGTTTCTTGAAATTTGAGGTCCAGAATAAGCGACCCTAGAAACTGGCAAAGTGTGTGGTCTAGAAATAAAGCTGACTCCAACAGGCCGAAAAACAGCCCTTGAACCAGCAATCGATGCCATTGACATTCCCATATATTTATTCTTTACTTAAAATTGTTTCGTTTTGTTCCTCGTAAGCTTTTTTCATTAGACGAACAATCTGTCTTTGTCCAGCATAAAACCAAATTTCTTTTTCAGTCATTGTTAATTCTGGACACTTTTCGGGACACCTTTCCTCAAGAGCATCTACAAGTGCTTTACTAATAGGTGGAAATGACTGGTTATCAATCGACATAAAATTTACTTTGGTAGATCGTTTAGCTCTTTAGGAAGCTTTCCTAGCTCAATTTTATGGCTTGTCTCAATCATAGCAAGCACATTCCACGCACAAGCTACATCGTGACGTTCATCTCTATGCCCTTCAAGATGCCTAAACAGGTGTCTTAAAGCTGAGTCCATATATCTAGAAAGAGGCTGGCCTAGCTCCCAATTACGCTCAGCATACTTAATTGCACCTTCCTCAAGTTGCCTTGCAACAAGGTGGATTGCGTGAGGCATAAGCAAGTCATATCTGCCCTTCTTATCCCTGCTGTCCCTTACTGAACCAGATTTAAAATTCTGTCTTTTACCAGAATCTTTAACTACTACTTCTTTTGTTGCATCCATCTTTCTTCCTCCTTTTGAAGCTCAATAACTACCCAATAAGTAGGCACATTAGAATATTGAGTTGGCTCATCTTGAGTTACTATTGGTTGTTCAGAGCACCCAACAAAAACAAAACAAAGCAGTATTAGCAGTAGTTTCATACTTCTATAGATAGCACTGGAATTCCACATTCCCTAGCTACCAGTGCCTCAAGCAAAGCACCAGCACTTTGTTCAAATCCTGGTAGAAAGTAAATGTAATCGCAAAACAAAAGTTTCTGTAGGTCTAGCTTAAGGTAAGAGGCTCTTGAATGTCCCTTAGCCCTATTAAAGTTATTAGCAGGGTTAACAGGAATATATCCAAGTTCAAATAAAACGTCTTCTTTTGCGTCAAATAAAGGATAATTAAGGTCTGGTAATCCAGTCATTGGACCAGAAATATATACTTTTTTACCTTTACCTTTGGATGTCTTTAATTTGAACTTTGCCATAACTTTACCTTTCCTGTCTTCCTGTCGTACTCTCCTTTTCTTAATATCCTTGCTAGTCGTGCCTGAACAAGAGCTTCTTCCTCACCAAGCCCAGCCTTTTTAAAAGCCTTCTTAACTGCATCCCACATTGAATCAATACTGGTTAACCCTTCAAGAATTTTCTCAGCTTTCTTTGGTCCAACTCCAGGGCATCCAGAATAGTTATCTGCAATGTCTCCAGTAAGCACCTGCATCATAAAAGCCTTGTCTGCCTCTTCTTCTGTGATAGCGAGAATACCATCGTCTGGCCTGTTCCAGTTGTAGTACTTGCTAGGAACGCTTTTAAAGTCCTTGTCAAGGGAAACAATAATGCCACCATTCTCACAAGAAAGGATTGAAAGCACATCGTCTGCTTCAATGTTGGGAAAGTGAATAGCTTTGTACGTGTAGATTAAATGCTCCCTAACTGCCCCAAGAGCTACAGGCTTTCTCATCTTTTTCCTGTGCTCTTTGTAGGATGGATGAACATCCTTTCTAAAATTCTTAGAATCGCTCACGGCAATAACCACAACATCTGCCTTAAGCGTGTGCTTTAGCTCATCAAGAAATACATCGGTACGTTTTTGTGCTTCCCTAACATCAGCGTGGAGCGTCCAGAAATCATCCCCCCAATCAGTAGATTGTTCTGCTAAAAACGATTGCTGGTAGGCTACAATATCCCCATCAATATATATTGTTGTGCTCATAGGTATGTTAATTTCTTAAGCTCCCTAATTTTCTGATCAATTTCTGCTCTTTTTCTAGGATTCTTTGTATTATAGTACTTGAGGCATAGTTCCGCTTGACGCTTTTTTTCACGCAAAAAAGGGAGTAGTGTTTGGATAACCAGGTGTGCGGTTTCAGAGAAGACTCGCCAACGAAAAGAGGGTCGAGTGTTCTTCTTTTTCCGATCATATCTAGTAAAATGTCCTCCGAACAATTGAGAATACCTATGGATAATCTTTGGATAACAAGCTTCCACTGACACCATAAGCGTTGAGCCGTTGATAATAGCAATGCACCCTTCTCCATCGGTGTAACCAGCAAGGTAGGCAATTTCATTTTGAGATATAGACCTAAACTTTAGTGAGTTTCTGCCCAATTTTTTCCCAGCCTGAACTCTCCTGTTAGTGGGCATTTGAAATTAAAGAGTTGTCCAGAATCTTCGATTGACTTAACGGCTATTTTGCCAACTTCTTCCGCAATATCTTCCCTGCACTCAAGTTGCATTTCATCGTGGATGTGAGCTACTAAAGCATAGTCAGTACCAAAAACAAAGTCTAATTTTTGTAGTTTTTCCAGTAATAATATCGTTGACAATTTCATCACTAAAGCACCTGCACTCTGGAGGAGAGTGTTTAGTGCGGAGTGACTACTG